CATCTATTGCAAAAACGGTATGTTTGTAGGTGTTGGCGGTTCTGTAACAGCAACGGTGTTTTATGGCTAAATCTCCAGCATGGCAACGCAAAGAGGGCAAATCCGAGAAGGGCGGCTTGAACGCCAAGGGACGGGCCTCGTACAACGCGGCCAACCCCGGGAAACCCGGATTGAAGCGGCCTCAACCCGAGGGCGGCTCACGGCGCGACTCCTTCTGCGCCCGTATGGAAGGCATGAAGAAGAAGCTAACCAGCGCGAAGACAGCCAACGACCCGGATTCAAGGATCAATAAGTCTTTGAGGGCGTGGAACTGTAAGGATGGGGGCTATGTAACTGCGGCTGATGGCTGCGCTACAAAAGGCAAGACAAAAGGGCGGATGGTATGACTCAGCACGATACAGCTAAAGCAGTTGCAGATGGCGCGGCAGTTTTGACAACTGTTGGGGTTATGGCTACGTGGCTCCCGCCTTTGGCTTCTCTGTTCACGATCATTTACCTCGGGCTTCGTATTTGGGAGTCTGATACTGTTCGTGATTTGACTAAACGTAAGAAGGCAGACAATGCCGTCGACGAGTAAGAAACAACACAATTTCATGGCAGCGGTGGCTAACAACCCATCGTTTGCTAAGAAAGTAGGAGTCCCACAGTCCGTGGGCAAGGATTTTACAACTGCGGACAAGGGCCGCAAATTTTCAAAAGGTGGTGATACTATGGCTTCTAAAATGAATCCCGGCTTCATGGCAATGATGGCTAAGAAAAAAGGTGCTCCTGCTAAGAAAATGGCTGGTGGCGGTATGCCCATGAAAGACGGTAAACCCGCTTTCATTGGTGATGGTAAAGGCATGAAACACGGCGGTATGGCCAATGGCGGCTCTGCCTCCAAACGTGCTGATGGCGTTGCTACAAAAGGCAAAACCAAAGGCTCAATGGTCAAGATGAACATGGGCGGCAAAGCCTGCTAAGGAGTTTGTCATGAAACGTAGCGTTAACGATTACGATCAAAGCCGTGGTAGCGGTGGTGTTGGAACAAGTTTGCTTAAAGAGGCAGCAGGGGCAACAGGCATTGCTGCGGGCTTGTACGGAGTCGGTAAAGCAGATCGTGAAATGACCAAACGTGGTGATGAGCGCCGTGAAAAAGAGCAGCGGGAAGCTGCTGCTGAGATGAAACGAGAGTCTCGTGGCGTTAAAAAGCCTGCCAACTTTGATGCTATACAAGAATCAAAACAAGACGCTAAAGATGCTGCTGCTCGTAAAAAAATCAGCGACATGGGCTACGCTAAAGGCGGTATGACTGCTTCTAAACGTGCAGACGGTATTGCTGTTAAAGGCAAGACCCGCGGAAAGATGTGCTGATATGGCAACCGTGAAACCTACAGGTAACGTAGTTAAGTCTTTAAAGAAGGCTGGGTTTTACGGTGCAAGTGAACCCAAACGGCTGGCTATTATTAACAAAGTTACAACCAAACCCCAGCGGATAAAGATGGTTGACAAGATGTTTTTAGCCAAGAAAGTTAAAGGCGGTACAAAATGATGGCCAGTCGCGGTATGGGGGACATCTCCTCCTCTAAGATGCCCAAGGGCGTCAAGAAAGCCCGGCGGGACAACACCGACTTTACCCAGTATAAAGAGGGTGGGAAGGTGAATGCGGCTGGCAATTACACAAAGCCAAGTCTTCGCAAGAAGATTGTGTCTCAAGTAAAAGCCGCAGCAACGCAGGGTACTGGTGCAGGTCAGTGGTCAGCGCGTAAAGCTCAGCTTGTTGCCAAGAAGTACAAGGCGGCAGGCGGGGGTTACCGAGATTGAAAGCGCCTCAGAAATCATTGAAGGACTGGGGCGACCAGAAATGGAGAACCAAAAGTGGTAAAAAATCTTCTGACACGGGTGAGCGATACCTTCCTAGTGCTGCGATTAAAAGTCTCAGCCCTGCTGAGTACGCTGCGACAACGCGTGCAAAACGTGCTGGCAAAAAAGCCGGAAAACAATTCGTAGCCCAACCTAAAACAATTGCGAAGAAAACTGCGGGGTTTAGATAATGCCTAAATATGTTGATTACTACGGACAACCTACGGAAAGCGAAGCCGTTGCTGCTGAAGCCATGCGACGTAATGAACGAGATTTAGCACGAGCGCAAGCTGAAGGTAAAGCGGTTGGCGTTGACTATTTTGGCCAGCCTACTACAGACCCCCGAGCAATCGAACGCGCCTCCGAAAGAAATATTAGAGACGTTATGCGTGAGGGCGGGGGTGGCGGGAAAGCTAAAGTTGACGAAGACTTAAATGCTGGCGCATCTGCTATGAAGCGTGGTGGTAAAGTATCTTCCGCTTCTTCTCGTGCAGACGGCATTGCCACTAAGGGTAAAACCCGTGGAAAGATTTGCTAAATGACCACTTCAGGAACCGCAGCGTTTAATCTTGACCTCACTGAGTTGGTTGAGGAAGCGTTTGAACGCGCTGGTTCGGAGTTGCGCACGGGTTACGATTTACGTACAGCCCGTCGGTCATTGAATTTGATGTTTGCTGATTGGGCAAACCGTGGTGTGAACATGTGGACGTTTGAGCAGGGTACAATTAACCTGACTCCGGGTCTAAACAACTACGCACTGCCCGTGGACACAGTGGATTTACTTGAGCATGTGATCCGTACGGGTGCGGGCAGCGCATCTACGCAGGCTGACCTGACCATCACGCGTATCAGTGTTTCTACCTATGCCACGATTCCCAACAAACTGCAACAAGCCCGCCCTATTCAGGTGTGGTATCAGCGTTTGGATGGTCAGACTTCTTCCATTGGCACCACGCTTAACGGCGGGATTACCGCCACAGATACAACCATTACATTAACTTCCGCTGCCGGACTCCCCGCTACAGGGTTCTTGTTGATTGAAAACGAGACCGTGCAGTACGGCTATATCTCTGGCAACGTGCTTAACAATTGCTTCCGTGGGCAGAATGGTACAACTGCCGCAGCACACTCAACGGGTGTGTCTGTATTCACGCAGAATTTACCCTCTATAACCGTTTGGCCAACCCCAGACAACAGCACAACGTATCAGTTTGTTTACTGGCGTATGCGCCGTATTGATGATGCTGGCGGTGGTGTGCGCACGATGGATGTGCCTTTCCGCTTCCTGCCCTGTATGGTGGCGGGCTTGGCCTATTACTTGGCTCTTAAGATTGAGAATGGCGCTGAGCGCCTACCGGTCTTAAAGCAACAGTACGATGAAGCTTGGCAGTTGGCGGCTGATGAAGATCGTGAGAAGGCTTCGGTTCGTTTTGTTCCGAGGCAACAGTTTATTGGCAGTGGTACGTAAATGGGCAATCGGTTTGCATCTGGTAAAAACAGTATCGCCATGTGCGATAGGTGCGGCCAACAGTTCAAATTAACGGCACTACGTAAAGAGATACAGAAGACAAAGATTTATAATCTGCTTGTGTGCCCGCAGTGTTTTGATCCCGATCAGCCGCAGTTGTTGTTGGGCATGTACCCAGTGGATGATCCACAGGCTGTACGTAACCCGCGCAAGGATACAACGTACGTTACGGCAGGCACAAACGCTAGTGGCAGTTTGACTGGTGGTTCGCGAGATATTCAGTGGGGTTGGAACCCTGTGGGTGGGGCCAGTAATTTTGATGTTGCTTTGACACAGAATTACTTGGTGGCAACGACGTTTGTTGGTACAGTTACAGTAACAGTTACTTAGGAGTTAGTTATGAAAGACATGATACAAGACAAGAAGATGGTGAAGTCCGCCATTGGTAAGCACGAGAAGAACATGCACCCCGGCAAAACGCCTACAAAGCTTGCCAAGGGCGGTAAGACCAATGAGATGATGATGCAGTATGGTCGTGGTATGGCCAAAGTTAAGAATCAGGGGAAATAACATGGCCAAGATTAACAATCTACCCGCTTCTGCATACGCCAAGCCCCACACCATGAGTGGTGCGCCTGTTGTTCCATCTACAAACCCCGGCATTCCCCCAAACCGCAGTAAAGCTGACACCATTAACATGTCTATTGGTAACATCAGCAAGGCTGCTGGCAACGAAACCACTAAGACATCCGGTATCGTCACCCGTGGTAATGGCGCGGCGACCAAAGGCACGATTGCCAGAGGCCCAATGGCATGAATTACACGCAACTCAGCAACGCGATCCAAGCGTACACGGAGAACACGGAAGCAGATTTCGTGGCTAATATTCCCGTGTTCGTTCAGCAAGCTGAAGAGCGTATATTCAACTCGGTACAGTTTCCGTCTTTGCGCAGTAATGTGACAGGCGCAACCACAACAAACAACAAGTACCTGCAGTGCCCCACGGATTTCTTGGCGGTGTATTCTTTAGCTATTATTAGCGCCAATGGTGAGTACGAGTACTTGTTAAACAAAGACGTTAACTTTATCCGGCAGGCATACCCACAGCCCACAGACACAGGGCTTCCTAGGTACTATGCTTTGTTTGGCCCACGTTCAGACAATCCGGCGGAGTTAACTTTTATTCTTGGCCCAACGCCAGACGCCGCATACGGGGCAGAGCTACACTATTTCTTCTACCCACCTTCAATTGTGCAAAGTCCTGTGGCTACATTAGGAGCTATTACGGGCGGTAGCGCATATACAGCCGGTACATACTTTGATGTGCCTTTGACGGGCGGTTCTGGAAGCGGGGCATTAGCTACTATTACTGTTTCAGGCGGCGCAGTAACAGCCGTAACTATTACAGATGGTGGCTTGCAATATGGAGTCGCAAATACGCTGTCTGCCGCAGCAGCCAATATTGGTGGGACAGGTTCTGGTTTTTCCGTTCCTGTTGCTTCTGTAACTAACTCAGGCGGTACGTCATGGCTAGGCGATAACTTTGACCCTGTGCTTTTGTACGCATCTTTGGTTGAGGCTTACACCTACATGAAGGGTGAGCAGGACATGATGGCGCTATACAACCAGAAGTTTATGGAAGCTCTTGC